AGTAGTCGTTTGTTGAGTGGTCACCGATACCTGCTGGGTGATTGGTTAGTAGGTGAAGACTAGCTAATGCTTTTGCTCTATCTGATTGTGCTTCTGCTTTTAAGAAGTTATATACTTGTTGATTCATAATATTAATTGTTTTTTTGTTTTTCATCCCACCTTTCTTTTCTTGATGGTTTTGCGTCCTTCATTTTTTTTGTTTTAGAAGGGGTTGCGGATTCGTTTATTTTTCTACCAAATTTTACTAGGTGTTCTAATTTTGCTCTTTGTTTCTTCGACCCAGTAGGTGGTAGTTTATTTAATTTTTCTTGTGGTGTTAAAGCACTATAGGATTCTTGTCTTACCTCAGCCTCTCGTCTTCTTTCAGTTCTAGTCGTTGTTCCGTACTTTCTTAATTTTGCCATAGTTATTTTTAAATATTAGAGCGGGTGGGTGAAACGAATCACCATCTACCTACTGGAATGTATGTCGCTTTCATTAAGCTACACCCGCATATTATTTTATTTTCTGTCACAAGTTTCTCTTATGGTGTACACCCAACCACTGTCTGAATTTTGATTTAACACCCTACTTATTCTTTCAGCTTCTGATTTATTTTTTATTTCCCAAATCTGTGATAAACCATCGTTTAACAAAACATGTGTTGTTTGACCTTCTTTGTTAGTCATTAATTTTATGATATTGTATGACATACTTTTAATCTTGACCAAAAACAACATAAGTCGGAACCGTAACACCCTTTACAACATTACCACTCACATCTCTTACTGGTGTGTTACATATAAATCTTTTTTCTTGGTTGGTTTCTGCTTTGTTACCTACTTTCTCCAAATATTTTGGATTCTTCGAATTTAATTTTCTTTTTTTTGCCATTTTATTTATTTTAAAGGTTATTTAATTAGTTCTCTTGGTGTCTCATAGTCTCCGAATTTTCTCCTAAAAATTTCACCAGTATCAGGATTTCTTTCGTATATATATCTAGTTTCTTTATCCATTAATTCTTTTTCTTTTTTATCTACATTAGTAATCATTTCTCTAATTTTTTTAGCGAATTCCCAGTCGTTTGGGAGTTTCTTACTTAATTCTTTTATTTCTTTATAACTAAACATAATATTTTTTTTACTGGTGAACCCGAAAGGATTCGAACCTTTGACCTATTGCTTAGAAGGCAATTGCTCTATCCAACTGAGCTACGGGTCCATTTATGGTACAAATATAAAAAATAATTTCTACACTACCAAATTATTCATCATAAACTTCCTAATAATTCTGATACAGTTTCATCAGTTTTTAATTCAACAAGTTTTTCCTCACCACTATTGTAAGCCATAAAATCATTACAATTGTCTAAAGTTTCTAAAATTCTATTAGTAATCTTATATGGGTCAGCATTTGCTGATGGTCTTCTATCTTCTAAATGACCTTTCCATTTATTATCCACTGTAGATATTGGTATTCTAATGCTGGCACCTCTATCACTAATACCATAACTGAACTGGGTGATATGCTGGGTTTCGTGTTCACCTGTTAATCTCTTTTCGTTGTCTGAACCATAAACATTAATGTGTTCTTCGTGCATAAGATTTAAAAAGTTACATATACCTTCAAACAGTTCTTGACCCCCAACATCCCTCATTTGTTTAGTGGAGAAGTTACAGTGCATACCAGAACCATTCCAATCTCCTTTTACTGGTTTAGGGTGTAGACTAATTTGCACACCATGTAATTCTGCGATTCTATTTAATAAGAATCTAGATATCCATAAGTCATCTGAAACTCTTTTACCACTCTTACCGAATAATTGGTACTCCCACTGACCTAACATAACTTCAGCGTTTATACCTGTAATATTTAAACCAGCTAGTAAACAAACATCCAAGTGTTCCTCAGCTATTTTTCTACCACTAACCACACCATCACCAACACCACAATAGTAAGGTCCTTGTGGTTCTGCATATCCATTTTCTGGAAAACCTAATGGTTTTCCATTTTTCATCATAGTATATTCTTGTTCAAAACCAAACCAATTTTCTTCACCATCAAAACTATCATTAATTAATGCTCTAGTGTTAGTTGGGTGGGGTGTTTTGTTTGAGTTTAGTACCTCACACAACACCAAACAAGAATTTGGTCGTTGTGGGTCTTTTAGTACCCTTACTGGTTGTAAGATACAGTCAGAATTATGACCCCTCGCTTGTCCAGTAGAACTACCATCAAAAGACCATTCTGGTAAATCTTCTGGTTTTATCCTATCTAATATGTTTTTTTCACCAGTGACTTCGATAGTATGAATTTTAGTTTTACTTCTAAGGTTAGATTCTGGTTTGGTACCGTCCATCCAGATATACTCTAATTTAATTTTTGCTTTCATTTTTAATTTTTTCTTTTAATTTATTTAAATCATATTCAAGTTGTGATAATAGGTTAAAATCAAGTTCCACATTATTCTCAGACATGTTTTTTATTTCTTTTATTAATTCTTTAAATTCTTTTTCGTCTTCTTTGTCTAATTCCATTATAAGTTAATATTTATGTAAGTATATGAACGCAATCTTAAACAATCAAGAAATACCATTAGAAATTATGGACACCCCACAATCAAAGTCTGTGGGTATGATGGGTAGGGATACTTTAGATGGTGGTATGTTGTTCCCGTTTGATTCTATAGGGGAAAGGTCCTTTTGGATGAAGGATTGTATTTTATCTTTAGATATTATATTCATAATAAATAATGAGATTGGTGGTATTTCTAAAAATTGCCAACCTTGTATTAGTGATAATTGTGAACACCATAGAGGAATTGCGGATTCTGTTTTAGAACTTCCGGGTGGGTATTGTGATAGTAATGGTGTTGTAGTTGGGGACCAACTATCTTTTGTATAATTACTAATTAACTTTTTGTTTAAGTTTAGCTAACATCGCTGCTGCAAGTTTTTTTAACATAGGCAGACCATCTCTACCTAAATAGTTAATACCGGCTATATTGGTGATACATGGGTGACCCCCACTATTAGCCACAATAATATCATAAGCACTAACTTTGATATAATCTAACATTTGTTTTTGTTTATAGGTTAAATCAGAAAATGGTTTGTTTGTAATATCAACAATCATATCTTTAAAACTACTTTTTTTGTCAGGGTTAATTCCTTGTATCTTATCATTATATAAAGCAACCAAATCTTTAAACCTAAAACCAAAAAAGTCTTTTTCAGATTTAACATCACCAAAATCTTCATCACTTTGTTTCATTAGTTTTTGAAGTGTCGCTGTTATACTACGTTCACTTATTCTTTTGATTTGTGAGAGGGGTACTTGTATAGCACTAAGTTCTGCTTTGTGTTCATCTAAAACTTCAGAAGCCATCGCACCTAGATTCACATTCTCATCAAACTTTTCTTTAAATGGGTTACAACTAGTTTGTAGTAAACCCATTGGCCAAATCATAAGAAAGTACTCAACATCTGGATGCATTTCTAAAGAAGCATATCTGTCGTATGACCCAGGTTTAATAGCGGAAGGGATACCATACTGTACTAATATTTTACCTTCTTTTTTAACCTTCTTATAATCTCTAAGTCTTTCCCTATAGTTATCAGCATTAGCTTGTAGTTGTTCAACACCAACAAACCCCATCTCTTTTGCTAGTTTTTTACCAGTCATAAACATACTGACTATACTTGCGTTTGAGTATGTTGCTAACTTTTCTAGGAACCCTGGTTTATTTTTATAAGCTAGTATTAATTTGTTTAAGGCAAAACCAGCAGCTTGTTTATTCTTTTCAATGTCTTTTTCTTTATCTAAACTAAAAATAAAACTAATAACCTCATCAGGTTTTATACCTTGTCTATGAAAGTCTGCTGAATCAACCGTCCTAAATAAATCAATATCACCACTTGGGAATATGTCTGTTGGTGATATTATACCCGATATTGTTTCTACGTTGGACCTTGCTGACTTAAATTGTGTTGACGCATCATCTTCCACACCTGTTTGACTATCATGGTGGTCTGTATGTATTTTAAATTCTGGTTTACCGTGTGCAAAATCTACTAGTACTGGCATAACATCTTCACTAGCATCTGGTTTTACTAAAGCAAATTCTTTGTCTCCGTATTGAATGGTCTTATAACCTATAACATCTACCCCGTATTTTTGTAGGTACTCTCTCATCGCGATAGCAGAAACTACCCCATCCAAGTCTAAATGAAAATATATTTGTGCCTTAGGGTATCTTTCAGCTAATTTATTAATATCTTGTATACCACTTTCACTTATAAGTGATTTAGTTACAAGCTCAACCTGTTTTTCTGTTAATACTATGTTCTTCATGTTATATAAATAGTTAAAGTCCTTCTATGAATCTTTTATATTCTTTTTCCCTCCTACCTTTATGACCTTTCATACTAATTCTGTATGTCTTTATACTTTCTGCGGCTTTATATAACTTATCTTTATCTATGGTTTGTGAAGTTTTTAATAAAGATATCACATCCGACCTTCTTATACCACCAGACCCACCATTATAAGATAGTGACAATAAAGCATCAAACATACCTTGTGTTATTAATATGTTTAGTCCTTGGTCTTCCCAAGTTGTAAAAATATTTCTTAACCTATTAGCGTGGTGAGTAGAGTCTTCCCTTAATAAATCATTAGCTTCGATTTTACAATTTTCACCATCACCTAAAATATCATCTTTTTTAACATCTTCAGTATGACCATAACCAATTGTCAAATTACCAGCACCATCATCATAAGCTTTACACCTTAAACCCTCTTCCGCCCTTATATGGTCCCAATACCACTGTGACGCCATCAATTCAGATGCTCTTTTAAATTGTGAAGTATCTAACTGTTCATATATTAATTCTTTAAGTATTTTTGTGAAACCCATACGCATAAAAAAGTCATTTACAATAAATACAACCATAAACGACTTACACTATAAAGTATTTAGTTAATTACATACAACTAAAATATCTCTCACCCCTATCACAAAGTATAGTTACAGCGTTTTTTTTATTGTTGTCTCTTAGCCATTGGAATGCTGTGAATACATTTGCCGCGGCACTTATACCAATAAATAGACCGTATTTTCTAGCCAAATGTCTAGAACAAGCTTTGGCACATTTTGTGGTAACCATTCTAACTTCAGACACTTTTTCTAAATCAACTAAAAATTTACTACCGTCACCAATTCCTTGTATCCCATGTAATCCAGGTTTACCACCAGACATTACTGGTGACTCTGCTGGTTCTACCGCGACTGTACTCATCCTAGGCCACATCTCTTTTAAAAATCTATCAGTTCCCATAAGTGTCCCACCAGTTCCAGTACCAGCTACAAACACATCCGGTATACACTCCCTTATTTCATTAGCGTCTTTGAATTGGTTGTATATTTCGGGACCTGTAGTCATATAATGTGCTTCTATATTTAATTTGTTGTGAAATTGGTTACAGTTGAACCAACCTTTATCTTTACACATCTCATCTCTTAAGGCAATTGCTCCATCAAAATCTCCTTCATCAACTTCTATTAATTCAGCACCATACACCTTAAACATATTTTTCCTTTCTTCAGACATATTAGATGGCATAATAATAACCATATTATACCCTCTTTCCGCGGCTAACATCGCAAATGATATACCACTATTCCCTGATGTAGCTTCACATAGGGTACTACCTCGTTTTATTAATTTTAGTTTCTCTGCGTTATTAATAATAAAAGTTGCCATCCTATCCTTCACCGAACCACTAGGATTCATGAATTCAGCTTTTCCCCAAACTGTATACTCACCTATAGTTATGGGTATTAAAGGTGTGTGACCTACATGGTCTGATAGTTTAGTTTTCATATCGACAGATATTTTTTGATTAGTATTTTACAAGATTTTAGTATCTTTTTAAATAGTGTGAGTGGTGGTGGTGTTGTTAACCAATCTGTAGGTATGTAGTTCCATTCATATATCATTGCTTGTTTAATACCGTATTTGGATTCCACCGTATTTAAAAATTTCATAAAGTCAGCTTTACTCCAAGTCCCAAACGCATCCACCACACCACAAGGGTTGGTTTTTGTATAAGGTGACCCAACACAATTAGTTTGTGATAGACACTCTACAGAAAACATAGGCCATACGTTGGGGTTACTTAACCAAACTTTATGATTTTCAATATAACTACCTAACTTACCGTTAAGTAATGTATTTGTGTTTGAACAGTATGGTGTGTAAGGACATTTACATTTTGGCCCTTTCTTACCTTTACACCCAACAGGAGCAAGTTCCCCAACCCAATAAATTTCAGGGTATGAGTGAGTTCCTTGTGGTTTTGGTGGTGGCCCACTAGGGTTGTAACCATAATCTATCACTTTGTTAATGTTATACTTTTTCCACAAAGTCTCAATCCAATTCTCCCCTGTTTTACCATAATAAGCTTTCACACTTTCATAATCAAACCCAAGACAAGTAATTTTTTTACTAGCTGTTTTATTTAGATTTGCTACGTATTGGAATGCGAGTTCCATGGTGTCACCACTTTTAAATGGTTTTTTATTTGCACCAACCCATGGTGATGATGGTTCTGTGTCCATAACTAACCCAGCTTCACAGTTGGCTGGTAGTTTATTTAACCAGTATTTCTCTATCCAACCATTTTTAGCGTAGGTTCCAGATTTAGACGTATTATTTGGGTCCATTAACAGAAAAAAGGCTCTCTGTATATTATTATCCTTAATAAATTTAATATACTTTGTGGCGTAGTCTTGGAAGGTTTTTTCATGTTTCCCCGCGTTACCTTGTATCTTTTCATGCCAAATTCCTATCTTCATTTTATATTAGTCCTCTATCTCTACACTAAACTTATCACCTTCCTGAACCTGATTTACAATATCTAAACCTTCAACAACTTTACCAAAACAAGTATGATTCCCATCTAGATGTTGTGTCCCTTGTCTATTATGACATAGGAAGAATTGTGACCCCCCAGTATTTCTACCAGCGTGAGCCATAGATAGTACACCTTTATCGTGATATTGGTTATCACCATTTAATTCACAATCTATTTTATACCCAGGACCACCAGCTCCATTCCCATTCGGACAACCACCTTGAGCTACGAACCCAGGAATTACCCTATGGAAGTTAAGGTCATTATAGAACCCATCTTTTGCTAATTTAACAAAATTATTTACTGTGTTTGGTGCGTCTTTTTCATAGAACTCTACCACCATAGTTCCTTTGTTTGTGTTAATTTTTCCTTTCATTTTTTAATTTTTTAATTTCTCTATTAATGTACCAACTTGTTTTTTTTAAATCTTCTAATCTTTTACCTTTTTTATCTGCTCTTGAAATGTATTTAACCGCGTTACCTAAATTAAACCCCAAACCCCACGCCTCTATAACTTTAATAGCTTCATAGGCGTTATCTTCACCACCATAGTGGTTTGGGTGGTCTACCATTTCTATACCCAACTGTCTATTATACGCTATAATATCTTCTTGTGATGGTCCACCTATGTAATCACCTGATGAATCTTTATAATCTCTGAGAGTATTTTTTATCTTCATATTTATTAACTTGTTTTTGGTAATGGTTCTACATAATTAGTACAACTACATATTTTCTTATTTGCGACTAAAGAAGAAGCTTTTAACAGACTTTCAAATGTTCCCGCGTCAGACCACCAAGACTCTAGAAAGTGACAACTCATTAATCTATCTTTCACATAAAAATTATTTACATCTGTAATTTCTAATTCACCTCTATCAGAAGGTGTTAGACTTTTTATGTAGTTGAAGACTTTATTGTCGTACACATACAACCCTGTCACACATAGATTAGATTTTGGTTTTTTAGGTTTCTCTTCGATAGATATTACCTCACAACTACTTCCTTTTTTAATGGTCGCAACCCCAAATCTTTCTGGGTCATGTACTTCTTTTAAAAATATCCTAGCACCACCACCAAAATCCTCCATATCACTAATGGTAATTTCGTCATCAAATATGTTATCACCTAAACATACAGCGACATTAGATGTACCTACAAATCTTTCTGTAAGACCTAAAGCGTGTGCAATACCTCCAGCCTCATCTTGAATCTCGTATGATAATTTAAGTCCCATTTCTCTACCACTACCTAACAAATTTAATATGTCACCACAATGTTCTCTCCCAGAAACAATCATAATATCTTTACATCCCATTTTTTTAAGTGTTTCCAATGGGTAATATATCATGGGTTTATCGTAAACAGGTAATAAATGTTTATTAGTTACTTTAGTCAATGGGTACAACCTACTACCAGTTCCTCCCGCCAATATTACACCTTTAAGTCTTTTTGCCATCTTCTATAATTTCTTCTGCTGTTTTAAATTCAACAGGGTTTTCTAATTCTTTTTCTAAAAGTCTACATGTTTTGTAAACTTGTTGTTTTAATTCTTCAATCTCAACGGTGTCTGATTTACAAACACTAATAATATCCACAGTAGTTTCTAATTCTCCTGGTAAAACTAAAGTCTGGTAACCAAAATCTTTTTGGATTTTAGAAGCAAAACCTTGTAGTTCTTCTACTGGTGGTATTCTAATTAATTTAATTACAAGTATAGGTTCATACTTTTCTAATAATAATTCGTTAGCTATTTTTTTTGTTTCTTTTAAATTATCTGTCATGTCTTTTTTTTTAAAAGATAGACAGATATTAAATTAATGTCAATTAATTTAATGAAAAGGGTGGGAAATCTTTTAGTATCTTTTGGAAGGTTGGGTGTGGGGTGTCGTCTCCTTGACTTCTGGATAGTTTTTTACTTAGTAATTCATCCACAACTTCGTATATTTGGTCGGTAGATAGTGTAGCTTCCCCATTGTCTTTGTAATTTTTATTTGCTAATTTACTAACCTTATCGAAAAAAATATCTTTATCGATAGTTAGGGTACCAAACATATCTTGATAGGCCTGTTTGTCTTTATCGAAAAAGTTTTTAAGTGTGTTAATATAAATTAAAACGTCTACTTCCATATTACAAATATATAAAATTTTTTTTAACGAATTATAATAATTTCTTCGTTATCATCTTTTTCTTGTAGTCTTGGCCCTATCTGAACATTGGGTGAGTCTTTTATGTTAATAACTTCTAGACTTTCTAAGTCAGCTAGTGAGTCTGGTAGAGACTTTAAATCTGGGTTTTTAGCTAAAGATAAGAATTTAAGTTTCTTTAAATTGCTGATACTCTCTGGTATCTCACTTACTAAACCTTCAATATGTAAAATCTGTAGGTCTTGGAATGTTGTGAATTTTTCCGGTAATGGTCTTGATGCTAATTTATCAGTACTACTATATCCACCTCCCGATTCAAAATCAAATCTAATCATGTCTTGGGGTAGACTATCCATAAACTCATCAAACCCATATATCCCAATATATTTTGATACGTTATCGTTGGGGTATCTAACCTGCACCCTCTTACCGTGTTGTTTGTCTTTGTTTAAAAATCTTTTAAACATTTCCTTAAAGAATTCTTTTAATTCTGGTCTTTCATTTAAGAATGGAGAAAGACTTAGAGTCCTGTCTTCCTTATCCATAAATTGATTTGACTCAAAGTGGAATTGGTATTTGTCTGTTGGGTCTTTTTTATTGGTGACAATGTATAGAGGTCCTTGTTTGGAGTAGTGGTCGTAGTAATTATTACTACTTCCAGCTGTACACCATCTTGTCCCTGACCCATAATGACATGAAGCTTCTTCACTTTGTGGTATTAGTATTTCCCAATTAGGTCCATCATAAACCATTTCAGCATCTTTTAAAACTCTTTCAGCTTTTGTTGTTGTAGCTTGTTCTAAAGAAAACCCTTTGGTTAAGTCGTATAGTTCATCAAAAGAAGTTATCTTATTAATGTCTCGTT